GGGACAGAAGAATCCCACGTGCTTAGGCCGGGACAGGTCTCGCCGGGAAGCGGTGCCGCAGGCGCTGCAAGCTGGCTCATGAGGGCTCCGCGAAGATGGCGACGTTCCCGATCGTCGTGAGGTACGCGCTCACGGCCGGCGACCCGATCGGTGGGCTGTACGGGATCGTCGGGTCGAGCAGCACCGCGTCTCCGACGTTCGGGACGGCGAAGATCGGCTGCACAAGCCGATTGCTGACCTCGGCGGGGAATCCGACGTTCGCAGGCGGCGATCGGCGCTGGCGCAACCCCGGGTCGATGAATTGCGCGTCCACGAGCTGCTCGCCCGGCCCGAGCCCGTCGAAGTACGACACGATCGGGAGGAGGAGCGACTGAATGCTGGCCGACCACGGACCGACGACCTGCCCCGCGAACGGCGCGTAGCTCGTGTCGGAGACACCGTTTGTCGTATCGACCACGATGATCCAATCCGTCCCCGAGGGGGTGACGGTGAGGATCCTCTTCGGATGGAACGTGAGGTTCGCGAGGTCGAACATCGCGATCGTCTGCCCGGCGATCGGCGCGGGGTTCGTCCCGTTGTTCCCCGTGAGGTAGAACGACGTCGGCGTGATGGGGTGCGCGCCGTCGACCGCGATCTCCCCGCCCGACCCGACGTACGGCGGCCACGGCTGCTGGTCGACCCAGCCCTGCGCCCCGACCTGCCACTGCACCTCGATGTGCACGTCGATCGGGTTGGGGATGATCGTCCCCATGTAGAGCCCGTCCGACGCGGGCATCTGCCCGACGATCCAGGCGAGGACCGCCTGCACCTGCGTCGCGTTCGGGATGCGCGGAGCTCCCGGCTGCGCCGGCCGGAGCAAGAAGAGCAGGCACGTCGAGCCCGGCCCCATCGCGCCCGGGTACGTGAACGCCTGCTGGACGGCGACGGACGGCGTCTCGCTCGCGAGGAGCTGGTACTGCGCGTCGTTCCCCGAGGCCGCCGGATTCGCCGCGAAGGCGTCGAGCCGCGCGCGGTACTGCGCGTCGCTCTCGATGGGAGCTCCACCGGAGAGCCCCGATCCGTCCGCTTGTTCGTAGACAACGACCGGGTCGAAGCACCCGGGCCGGGTCGCCGACCAGACGCCCGTCGCGCCCGCGCTCTGGTTCGTACCGTAGCCGGTCGACCCCGCGATGGAGGTGATCGGCACGATGGCGCCGTCGGCGTACGTGCCCGTCTGCGCGCACTGGTACTTGAAGCCGTTGATCGTGCAGACGTCGCCCGCGATGATCGTCGTCCCCGTTGGGCCCGCGCTGATGATGACGGCGCCGCTCGCGCCCTCCGCGGGGTTCCTCGGGATCCCGAGGTTCACGCCGTCGATGTTGTCGAGCTGGTTCCCGCTCCGCGTCGCGCGCGTCGCCGCGTTCGCGATGATGACCGCGTTGTAGTAGAGCGTCGCCGTCTGGTCGGCCAGCACCTGCCCGTCGAGGTAGGCGACCGAGCCCGAGACGACGGGCGCCGCGGCCGGGTTGCGGATGCCGTAGTCGAGCGCGTACTGAGCGACCTCTTGGTCACGCGTCGGGACGATGAGGCTATCGGGCAGAGCGGCGAGGGGCATGGGCTAGGCGGTGCCGACGGTGCCGACGAGGATGCGGTTGACGTTTTGGGCCGCGGAGAGCGCAGGGTTCTGCGGGTTGTAGCGAGGGTCCTTCAGGTTCGTGTACGCGACGGCGAGCAGCGTTCGGCCCGGCACCGTCTGGTCGACCTTGAAGCTCAGGAGGAGAATCGCGTTCTGCGCGATGAGCGCGCCTAGGCAGCGATTGAGCTCCGAGGTGGCAACCGCCTTCACGCGCTGCGGGTCCAACCGCTGGAGCACCTTGCGAAACTTCGACCCGAGCTGCGGCGCGCTCGAGACGGACCCGTATTCGATGAAGAGGGCCAGCGCGACTTGCTGGTCGATCGGGTGGATGCCCTGCAGCGTCCCGTCGGCGTTCTGCAGAAAGCCAAGGACGGTCGGGTTGTACGCGAGGACGAGCGGCGTTTGGACGCCGAGCGCCTGCGCGTAGTACTGGATCGCCGTGAGTCCAATCGGCGGCGACGCGCCCGGTACTTGGACAGGGTCCAGACCCGCAGGCCCAAATCCTGCGGGAAACCCCATAGCCATGGTTCAGAGCCTCGGGCAGGGGATCGCGATCGACGCGATGAAGGAGTTGATGAGCGCCATGATGGTCTTCAGCGCCTTGGCGAGCGGCGCGAAGATGAGCGCGTTGATCGGGATCGGCGGGAGTCCGACGTTGAAGCTGGGGATGTTGCAGCAGAACTTCGGATTGAACGCGACCGAGATCCCGGGCGTGGCGAAGCTGAACCCCGCAGGGAGCGAGAGGCTGGGGAGCGCGGGAGCGGAGATGCAGCGTTGGACGTCGGGCATGACTCCCCTCGTTGGTCTTTGAGCAGCCGAGGACCGCTCGGCTGGCTGGGCACATGGCTACGTGCGGCCCCGCAGTGCACGTCGACGAGCCGAACGCTCGTCAGTAGGTCGCGTTCGAATCGGTGTAGAGCAGCACCGGCGTGGCCGGGACGCTGGCGGCGACCGCAGCGATGACGGCGGCGAGGGTCGCAAAGGTGACGGGGCCGCCCCCGGTCGGCGCGATGCCGGTCGCGAACGTGGTCGAGATGGCCTTCAGCGCCGCGTCGATCGCCGCGAGCTTCGCGAGGAGGAAGGTGCCATTCACGCCCGGGGCCTGCCCGATCGCGCCGGCACCGATGACGGTGTTCCCGACGAGGGAGATCGAGCCGGCGTTGAGCGCCGCGCTCGAGGACACCGCGCTGAGCGGGCCGGGAAGCCCCGACACGCCGCCGAGATCGAAGGTCGCGCCCGCGCTCGTCGTGACGTGGAAGCCCGAGCTGTCGAGGCGAAGGCTGCCCCACGGTCCCGAGATGACGAAGCCGGTCGGCCCCACGTTCATCGTGAAGGGGGGCGAGCCGGAGTTCCCGGCGGGGGGCGGGCAGTAGCACGCCATCTCGCCGTCGTTCGTCATCCGCCAGAACTGCCCGAGCGGGCCATGGAACATGGTCTCGCCCGGCTGGATAGTTGGCAGGAGCGCGAGCACCTGCGGGTTCTCCATCGGCCAGGCGTGCCCGATGCCGCCCTCGAGCGAGTAGAGGAGCTGGTTCGCGGTCGCGGGGTTCGGGTTCCCGCTCGAGTCGGTGACGGGCGCGAGCGGTCGCGAGTAGACGCCGTACGGGAAGTGATGCTCGTACGGCGAGACCTGCGCCTTCTGCTCGCCGGGAACATCGACCTGCGATCGGCAGATGCCGTCGCCGTCGGTGACGCTCCCGGTGGAGACCCCGATGTCCCATTCGAACGCGGACGTGGACGGGGCATAGCCGGGGCCTTTCACTCGACGCCTCCCGTCGCGAAGATGAGGTCTTGAATCCGCATCAGCCGGATGTCCGTCTCGGTCTGCGGGTTGCGCCGGCGGACGACCGTCTCGACGTAGTAGACGTCGTTCACGCCGTACTCATCGTCTTCCACCAGGACGACGGTGTCCGGCGTGACGACTCCCCATTGCGTCCCGTCCACGGTCGGGAGCCGGTGGCCCGAGACCGTGTACGTCAGGTTCCAGCCGTTGCGCCTCTCCTCGACGATCTTCCGCTGCGCGGTGAATTCGGCCTGCTCGGTGCTCTGGACGTTGCAGTCCCGAAATAGGATGCCCTGGTTCTGCAGGCCGTTCCCGAGCGCGTTGCCGAGCGCGTTCATCTCGGGATCGACGTAGGCCCCGAACGTCTTGGACCGTCCCGCCTTCCCTCCCCCGCCGCGCCCGTAGATCGTGCAGACCCCGTGGCGGTTCTCGATGCTGTCCTGAAAGGACGCCTGGATCACGTTCGACGCCGCTTGCTGCGCGCCACGCTTCCGCGTGATGCGCAGGCTCGGCTGCTGGGCGCCGTTCGGCTGCCCCAGGATGAATGTGTTCGGTTCCGCCCCCGCCCAGAGGAAGAGTCCCGCTCGATCGAGGTGGCGCCGGACGAACGCGAGGAGGTTCTCGTGGATCCGGTTCTGGTGCGTCTGCGAGACGATGCCGCCGATGAGGGTGCCGCTCGTCTGCGAGCCTGTCGCCGCGGTCCCGGCGGCGTTGATCTCGTCGATCGTCGTCGGGTCCTGCAGCTCGGTGATCGGGATGCCCGCCTTGAGCTGCCGGTTCGCCGCGTTCGTCGCGAAGACCGTGGCCGACGTGAGCCCCGCCGCCTCGAGCGCCCACTCGACGAGATCAAGATACGTCCCGTTGAGGAACGACCGCTGGGCCTCAGGATGAGTCCGAAGCAAGACGGAGAGCTGGTCGCGTCCGCGGAGGGAGATGCGTGTCGCTTTCCCCTGCGCGTGGAATCCCTCGTAGATCCCGTTCATCTGCAGCGCGTCGCCGATGTAGAGATGGAACGGGCTCCCCTTCGGGTAGCGCGGCGCGCTCGACGGCTTGATGTTCCCCGAGGAGTCGACGCCGCTCGGAAGCACCTGGCTCGTGAAGAGGTTCGCGACGGGCGCACTCTGCCCGAGCTCGAGGGAGAAGCGGGACGGGCCCGAGAGCACCGACTCCACGATCTCCCACGACTCGGCGATGAGGATGTCGTCGTTCCCCAGCTGGAGGCGGACGCTGTCCTGCAGACCGCCCGTCGTGAGCGCGGGGGGCATCTAGTGCGGGACCCCCAGCGAGCCGAGCGCGAGCCCGCCCGCGGTCGTCGAGGCGTTCTGCGTTGGCGGGTAGTAGACGATGATCGTCCCGGCGGGGATCTGGTTCGGGTCGTTGAACGACCCGGTGTTGAGGGCGAGGAGATCGTTCACGTGGGTCGAGTCGCCGAAGATGCCGGAGGAGACCCCGCCGATCGTCATCTGCGCGGGCACGATCCACTTCGTGAGCGGAGCGTTGTTCTGCTGGATGTCGTTCGCGTACGCCTGGGCCTGCGCCCAAAGCTGATGCACCGCGCGCATCAGCTCGACGTTGTTCGGGTTCTGGACCGACGAGAGCTGGTCCACCTGTTGGCAGAGCGCGATGAGCTGCTGGCATTGCAGCAGCACCTGATTGCCGAGGAGGTACACCGTGTCCTGAATCCCCTGGATGCTCGAGACGAGCGCGCCGAGGGAGGCGACGAGGCTCTGCTGCGAGGACGGGATCTTCTGGGCGGCGGCGATCGCGGCGGCATTGTCCGCGGTCGCCGCCATCGACTTCGGAGACGGCGCGCTGACCGTGATCGGCAGCGGCAGGTTCGTCTTGTCCTCGCGGAACTCGACGGTGCACGAGATGCCGCTCCGAACCTTCGCCGTCCACTTCCGCGTCCAGCCGTACGCGTAGGCGGAGATCGACGAGCTGATGTCCGGGACGACGAGCGGCGCCGGAGCGCCGGTCTCCCAGAGACTCATCAGCTGGTTGATGGTCTGCGGCCAAAGCCCCGGGTACTGCGGGAAGGTCGCCGGGGCGTGGATCGTCGCCCGGATGACGTAGAGCTTCCGCCCAAGCTTCTCGGGGTCCCCGCCGTCCTGATGCGAGTACTCGTGGACGTGGTCGCGGAGGCCGCCGACCACCTCGTACTCGACCACGGGGAATGTAGTCTCCGCATGGGAGAAGAGCGGGAGACTGTCCTGCGCGGAAGGGCCCGACATGGTGGTGGTTGCTTACGGCTGCGATTCGGCAGGCAGCGCCGACTGGTTGGCCCTGGTGCCCGGCGCCTCTTGCTTGACGGTGACGGTGAGCGTCCCGTTGCGGAGCCCGTCCTTCACCCCGTCCGATACGGTGCGCGCGAGCATGAGCGCCTGTTCCGCGCTCATGAGTTCCTTCTCGGCCGCCGCGACGCCGGTCTTGCTGAAGTCGATTCCCTTCGCCTGGGCCGCCGCCGCGAGCTGCTCGGTCGTTGCGTTGCCCTGAATCCCAAGCGCGCCGGCAAGCCCGCGCCGCTCCTGGTCACGGCGACCGCGCGCTGCCGCGACCGCGCCCGCGAGCTGCACCGCGTGCTCACTTAGGATGTCTGCCGTCTCGCTTGGGATCCCGACCGCTCCCCCGACCGGTGCAGCAGGCATCGGTCCGAACTGCCCCGGGATGAGCGGCGCCTCCTTGCCCGACGTCCCCGCGGCGGCGCGACGCTCCGCGAGCGCGAGAGCCTTCGCGCTCGCGTCGGTCGTCTCCTTCGCCTGGCGCGCCGCCGCCTCCGTTTCTGCGGTCCCTGGCGCAATGCGCAGCGCCGCGGGCCCGCCGACGAGTTCCTCCCAGAACCCCTTCATCCCGGTCGGCTTTGTGTTCACACCGAGCAGCGTCTCCGCCGCGAGCGCGGCACCCTTCGCGAGAAGGACCATCTCCGGGGCAAGCGCGACGACCGCGGGGAGCATCTCCTTTTGGAACTGCTCGGCGGTCTCCTGGATCTGGTCGTTGAAGACAGCGACCTGGCTCTTGCTGTTCTTCATCGCCAGCTTGAAGTCTTCTTGAACCGTCGCCTCGTCCATCATGTCGACGGTGAGGCGGTGGAACTCCTCGTTCACGGCAGCCGTCGCCGCGGCGAGCTTCTCCTGGTCGGTCCCCTTCGTGCCGGTGTAGCCCTCCTTGAAGACGCTCTCGAAACCGGCCGTCGCGCGCATCGCCTTCACGTCGCCGTAGAGCGCGGTGAGGTTCGTCTCGAAGTTCTGCCAGCCCTTCGCCGCGTCGCGGGAGCCAATGGCTCCCGCCATGGGCAGCTTCTTCCCGCCGGGCGTGAGCCGGAAGCCGCCCTTCATCGCGGCGACGAACGACTCGACGATGAGCTGCTGCGGGTCGCGAATGCCGCCGCCGGCGTCGTACGCCTGGATGCCGAAGCCGCTGAACGTGTCGAGGCGCTGCCGCTTCCGGAATACGTTCGTGAATTGCTGGACGCTCGTGGCCGCCTGGCTCGCGCTCGCCGCGCCGCCGCGTCCGCGCGCCTCCTGCGCCATCGCGCCGAGGATGCCGATCGTGTGCGACCGGTCGCCCGAGAACATCTGCGCGGACGACGCGATCTTCGCCATCTGCGTCGCGAGATCCTTGATGAGGATCGCGCCCGTCTTGCCCTCGGACGAGACCTGCTTCATCACGTCGTAGAGGACCTCGGCCTTGTTCGGCATGTTGCCGAGGGTGTTCGACGCCGCGCCCGCCGCCTCGACCATCTCCTCCAGGCTCGAGCCGGTCGCTTTGGACAGGACGGCCATGTGCTCGAGCGACTTGCGCCCGAGGTCCAAGTCGCCCGTGAGCCCGACGAACTTCTCGAGCCCGAGCCCCGCCTCGTTCGCGGTGAAGCCCGTGCGCTGTCCGATCTTGTGCGCCTCGTGGAGGAGCACCTCCGGGTCGATGCGTTGGGAGTTCGGGCCTCCCGTCCCCGGCATGTAGCCGAAGCTCGAAATGTTCCGGAAGAGTTGCTCGTTCTTCTGGCTCTCCGCAAACATCGACGTGGTGTCGGTGTTGACGCCAAGCCCGTGAAGGAAGTCAGCGCCGAGCGCGAGCCCGCCGTGGATAGCCCCCATCCCGATGCGCGAAGCGACGCTGCCATAGCCGCCAAGCGACCGCTGCTTCGTCCAGAAGCCGGGCGCCAACGATCCGGCCAATGCCGCGTAGCTAGCACTCCCGAACTGCGCCATCCCCGCACCCGAGATGCCGTAGTGCTTGAGCGCGCCGGAGGGTGCAGCGGGGCCTAGACCAAGGGCGATCTTCGCGTTCGCCCGCTCGATCTTCGCTAGCTCCGACTGCGCGACACGCGCGACCGTTTGGAGTTCCGGTGGCAGCTTGCGCAGTTCGGCGGCGAGCTGCTCAAACTTGCTCTTTGCGCCTTCAGCGACGGCGCCCATGTTCTGCTGAAATTGCTTCCCGGATTGACCCGCGCGCGCCAGCGCTTCCCCGACCTTAGCCGGCATCGTGCGGTACGGTCCAAGCCCCGCCTGCGCGCCCGCACCGAGATCCTGCCCCATCTTTTGGCCCGCGCGCTTGCCCGCGGTGACCATCGAGTTGAAGACGTTCGCAAGCGACGCGTCGACCGCCGCGACAATGCGAACGCGAATGGGGGGTGCCAAGGGGTTAGTCTTCTTCGACCATCACGCCGCGATCGAGCAGCCGAGCGAGCACGCCGCGCTCCCCCGGCTTTCCGTTCCAAACCGTCGCGCAGCCCTTCGCCATCGTTTCCTGGCCGGGCGTGCGCCGGACGACGGGCGTTCCCATCCAGATGACCAGCTCGCACGGAGTGCCGGTCGGGTTCAGGTCGAGCCACTTGCGAAGGGCGCGGACGGCGGCGACGCCCTCCACGATCCACGGCCCGGGCGACGCCTTCATCCAGCGCGCGCATTCCGCGGACGCCTCGCTCCAATCGTGCGAGTCGATGAGGTCGTCGGTCTTGTAGACCCGGCCTCCGAAGAGCGCGCCGATGGTCTCCGCGAGCGTGGTCTTGCCCGTGCGCGGGCCGCCGGCGAGGACGACCCGCTGGGCCCCCTTTCGCATCTTGGCGGCGAGCCGCTCGGCCGTGGTGCCGATGGCGTGGGCGATGGGGTCGTTCATAGCGTTCCGAGGAGGAAGTGGCGGATGGCGCAGACGAGCGCGACGTTCAGGACGGCGAGGATCCAAGCGGCGACGAGCCAGCCTCGGCGCGCGCGGACCGTGCGGTGCTGGTAGCGGAGCTCGAAGTAGAGCGCCCGAAGGATGATGGGGTGAATCACGCGGTGACGCGGATCGAGTAGTCGCTCTCGCCGTCCTCCGCCGCCTCGTGGTCACTCTCGCCGTCCGCCACATCGGGCACGACGCCGGGCGCCTTCACGCGGAGCGGCTCGAGCGCGCACGCGAGCAGACGCAGCACCGCGAGTTGCTCCGCGCGTGGGAGCGCGGCGATCGTACCCACCCGGATGTGCGCGATGAGGAGCGCGAGGTCCTCGTCGTCGGCGACGGGAGAGACGGGGCTCACCTTCGCACTTGCGGCCTGCAAGGCCTCGAAGACGAACTTGATGCCCGCGGGGCTGAAGTACCGGAAGACGTGGTCCTCCATCGCGGGGAGGTCCTTGTGCATCTCGAGCACGTCGTTCGGATCGCAGACCGCGTGCGCGATCGCAAAGCCCATGATGCGCGAGGTGTAGACCTCGTTCTCCACCTCGGCGGAGGGCCGCTTCGCCGCGGGGTCGTCGAGGTGGAGGAATTCGACCGTGGTGCGCGCAGCCTCACGCGTCGCCTGCTGCGCCTGCTGCTCGCTCAAAAGACGAAGGCCCACTGCAATCGCTGCAGTGGGCCTATGCTCCCAATCGTCGGAGAACGCCGAGACGGGAATGATCATCGTGCTCGCCGGCTTCCGAGACCGGACGTCCGCGAGGGTTGCCATGTCTTCGGTCGTTCCTATTCCGTGGAGGTGTTGACGGTGCTCTCGCCCGCCCAGGTCTCGACCGGCTTCTTGTCCTTCAGGAGCTGCCCGCGCGCGTACGCGACTTCCGCCGCGGTGTAGGCGACGACGACGTCGGGGTGCTCGTCGAGCTCTCGGTCGACGTACCAGGCCCAGACTTGGGCTCGAGTAAGCTCACACACTGGCTGGCCATAAAACGCATGTAGCGGAGCCGCATACTGAGCCCGCACCCGTCGAAAAAACGGAGACTCTCGTCCCCTTCTTTCGCGAGTTCGCGAACGCCGGCGACCATCTCAAGGTCGCTCATGTTCCGCCGCATCGGCGAGACTTCGTCGGCCCAGTGCTCCGCGATGCGGAACAGGTACATGATCGTCTCGCGCTGGAGCTCGCCGAGGATCTCCTCGACGCCGGAGCCGTACGGCTGTCCGTCGAGCTTCAGGCACGTGCCGTCAAACGTCGGCGCCCTGCGCCCTGGCTCCCCGCTCGACGGATCGCGAATCGTGAGCTCGACGACCTTCGCCGCGTAGGCCAGATCGTAGAGCGGGTTCCCCATCGTGGCGTGCTCCGCCGCGACGCCCTTGTCCTTCGCGTACTTCAGCGCGAAGGCGAGGCACTCGGCTTCCTCGTCGCCCGCCATCGCGACCGCGACGCACGTGAGCCCCGTCTCGGAGCCCGGGATGGGGCAGTTGAGCGTGCGCTCCGCGCGCCGCCCCTTCATCGCTTGGGCGTACTTCACTCAGGGACCTTTCGGGGGCGGGGGCGCCTTCACGCTGCCGCACTTCGTGCAGCGCCCGTCATCCGCAACGCTCTTGCAGCCGCACGCGCGGCAGGTGCGGCTCATGTCCGGCTCCCAGCCACGCGGCTCGCCGGCGGGACGACTGGGCGTGGTCACGTCTTCGTTCTCGAGCCGGCGACTCTGCGCCCGCCTCTCGTTCCAATCGACGTCGTCACGGCGTCCTGTTCGCTCCAGCCGTCGTTGATACGGCTCCAAATGTGATTCGGCGTTCCGCCAATCTTCTTCGCCCACTCGGCGATCGTCATCGACTTGCCGTTCGCCTCGACTAGACGCGATCTCGGTGCTGGCGGGGTGAGCACGGTGCGCTCGTCCGACCAGCCCGCACTGAGCCGAGCGTCCAGGGTGCGCCGGTGCACACCCAGCTTCCTCGCCCAGTCGGCCAGGATGAGCCTCTCACCGTTCACCTCGATGTATCGGTTCGACGACTTGTTGCGAGCCTGGGCCTTGGAAGACGCCCACTTGCAATTCGTCTTCGTGACGCCGCGCGCGTGGCAGTCCTCGCACTTCCCGCAGTCGTATCCCGCATCGTTATCGATGCGGTCAATCGACAATCCCTCGGGACGAGCCCCAAGATCTGCGAAGAAGTGCTCGAATCCACCTGGGCGCTGCCATCGTGCGCAAACCAGTATGCCGCGGCCACCGTAGCGGTGGTAGGCGACGTGCTGCTCGTTGAAGCAGCGATCCTGCATCGACTCCCATACCTTGTACGACGACGACGACCGCCCATTCGCGAAGTGCCCGTGATGATCGTAGCGCCTGACCTCGGCGCCGGATGACTTCTTCGACAGCAAGCACCACGCGCAGTCGTCCACGAGAGGCGCGCCGCCCGGCGTGCAGAATACGACCATCTCGCGTCCGCAGTCGCACCGGCAGAGACGGCCGCTTCGTACCGTTAGCCCAAAACCGACCTGGACCCTTACAACACCGCCGATTGGCCTAAACGCCATGGTCCAATTGTAAGACTGGACCACCGCAAAGCACGTCCAAAAGGTCAGGTAATTTGTGGTTGCCCGCCCACCAATGTCCACTTGGACATCTGCGTGCCGGTCTTGTGGTGCGACGTCGCCCCGCCGGTGATGATGCGCATCGTGACCGTGTGGGTCTGCCCGTCCACGGGGAACAGGGAGACCTTCACGTTCCGCTTCGCCTGCATCGCGGCGAAGAGGAGCTTCGAGTCTCCACCGAGCAGCGGGTTGATGCCGCCGAGGGTGAGCTTCGTGTTGATGGCGCCGTCGGAGACGCCAATAACGCCGGGGTCTCCGTACTGGAGTTCGTCGCCCGAGTTGTACTCGTAGTCGCTCTCTTCGAACGTGCCGCCCTTCTTGCCGTCGACGTACACGCTGGCCGAGCGAACGCGAATCATCGCCATGGGAGTGGGTCCTTCGTGAGAGGGCGCGGTAGCGCGCGAGGTTCAGGCGGTGGGGAGCGCGCATCGCGCGCACGCCGCGCGGAGATGCTCGAGGCAGCGGTGCGGGAACGGTTCGACCGGCAGGTGCGCGACAAGCGAAAGGGGCGCGGCAGCCTTCGCTGCGCGCGCCCCTCGTTTGCCCTTCGTCTTCGCGCGCCTCACGGCGTCTGGAGAACGCTCTGGCCCAGCTGGTGGTCGCCCGGCATCGGCTGGACCGTGACGGCCGACATGATACGGCCGGCGATCGGGTCGAAGGCCGAGACGACCGGGTTGTTCGCGACGTTGTAGATGATGGGCGGCACTTGCAGCCCCTGGACGATGCCGTTGCCGAAGTCGGCGAGGATCGAGGTCGCGGTGCTCGACCAGAGCGCGGGGTACGCAACGCCGGCCGGGTACGGCACCGAGTCGGCCGGGAGGTCCGGCGCGACGCGCGGGTTCGACGGCTTGAAGACGTTGATCCAGAAGAGGAGGAGCGAGACGAGGACGAAGTCGGGGACGACCGCCTCGCTCGTGTCCAAGCACGAGTAGTCCGGGAGCGTGCCGTTCAGGGAGTGGGTCGTGATCGACCGCACCATGACGGCTTGCCCGCTCGGGCTCGTGGAGATCGGCGTGACGCCGTTGTTCAGCGCCGAGACGAGCGTGGAGTGGATCGCCCAGTCCGCCCGCTGCGACTGCGGCGCGACGCCCGGGAGGACCATCCCGTCGTAAACGGAGCTCGCCGCCGGATCGACCGCTTCGTTCGCCGTCCGGAGCGCCGCCCACACCCCCGCGAGCTCGGTGTAATGCGTCTCCGAGTTCAAGTACCAGAGCAGTTGGAAGCGCTGGTCGTTGAGGGTCGTCTGCGCGAGGCTCGTCGCCGTGGCGAGCGTGGAGTTCGTCGCCGCGATGACGTGCTGCAGGATGAGCGAGAGGGGGCCCGCCTGCGTGTCGACCTGCGTCTTCCAGCGGCCGAGATTGGTCGCGTCGTTCTGGCAGAGCGCGATGCGGTCGTACTGCGCGTTGTTGATGTACGCGAGGATGTTGGTGACGTTCTCTGCGCCCGAGCCGCCGCCGGCGGAGATTCCGCCGCCCGTGACGACCAAGCCGAAGCACGTCCAAACCGCCGCGCCGTCGGTGACGGTCGCGCCGATCGTGGTCGGCCACGTAGGCTCCGACGCGCCGATCGCGCCGGACGTCGTGCACTTGTAGTAGAAACCGCTCGTGTGCGCCGCGCTCGGCTGGACGTACGTGCCCACCGCGGGGACCGTCACGCTCGGCGTGAAGGTGCTCCAGAGGACGCCGCCGAGGGTGGCCGACACGCCGGGGCAGAGCAGGTAGCTCGCGAAGGCGATGTAGCTGTTGCCGTCGAGGCCGGGCGTGATGCAGGTCGCGGTGACCACCGCGCCGACGGCGACCGCCGTGAACGGGCAGCGCGTCGTCGCGTTGATCTGCGCGGCGACGTTCGTCGCGATGACGGACGCAATGTCGGAGGCGCCGACGCCCACGCTGATCGTGAGTCCGGCGATGCGCAGGATGAGCGTGACGGGGATCGTCTGCGACGCGGTGATGAGGAACGTGAACGTGGCTTGCGTCGCGCCGCCGGGGACGGCGACGGGCGCGCCGTACACCTGCACGCCCTGAATCCCGACCGCGGCCTGGACGCAGCGCGCGAGCTGGCTGCCGGCGCCGTAGAGCGTGTCGGCGGTGGGGACGTCGGGGATGAAGTCGACCTCGGCGTCCTGCACGGACGTACCGATCGCGTTTGACGCCTTCATGCCGACGCAGAGCAGCTTGAGCGGGATGCTCGCCGCGCTCGTGGCGCCGGCGCCGTACTTCACCTGTCCGGCGGCGATCGGGACGAAGTCGGTGGACGGGAAGCCGACGATGACGATGGAGGGGCCGCTCATGTCACTGTCCCTTCGGGGCGTCGGTCGTGGGGGTGGGGTTCGCCGCCGCCGCTTGCGCGGCCGCCTTCTTCGCGTTGGCGGCGATCGTCGAGTCGAGTGCGCCCTTCGCGGCCTGGCCCCACTTCTCCGCGGCGCCAGGCGTGAGCGCGTTCGGGGTGCCCGGCGGGGCGGCGATGACGGCCGACTGCGGGCGGTCTTCGATGGCGCGGTGAGCGTGCGCCATGCCGAGTCGGCCGGCGCCGTGCGCGGGGCGCGGCTTCGGATCCGGCTTCTCGCCGAAGTGGTACTCGTGCGCCTCGGCGCGGTGCTTCGCGAGATCGGAAGCGAGTTCCTCGACCGGGTGGAACCCCGCCGACCGCCCGAACGCCGTGACGTACGTGGCGAGGTCCGCCGCGAGGAGGGCGCCCGACTGGATGCCCTTCAGGTAGTGGAGCGTGTTCGGGATCCGGATCGCCGCATGCTTCTCGCGGAGCACGAGGCCGTCAGGGTCCGTGTCGATGAGCTCCTGCGCCTTCGCCTTCCGCTCCTCGCCCTTCAGCGGCGCGAGGACGGGGGCGTGCGTGCCCTCGTACTGTTCGAATTCGAAGTAGAGCTCGCCGTCGTCGTCGAGACGATGATGCGCGCCGACGTGTCCGCGGCCCGGGTTGTCCTTCGGGTCCCACGGATACGCGGTGCAAGCGCGGTGGTTGTGATCGAGCGGGCCGTGCCAGGGGTTGGCGTAGACCTGCAGATCGGGGAGCTTTCGGGGCATGGTTCTCCGAACGCGCAAGAGGGGCGCGTGGCCGCGATGGGGTGTGGTGAGACGAGAGGGGCGCGGGGGAAGCGCGCGCTCGGAGACTCAGGCGCGGCCGAGGACCGCGAACGGCGGCCCGGCTTTGCCCTGGCACGTCCAAGTGATCGACCCGTCCACGACGGTGGCGCCGGTGGTGATCGGCCACGTCGGAGCGCTGATGCCGGAGATGCCCGCGCCGCTCGCCTGGTAGATGAAGGACGTCAGCGATCCGATCGGCTGCGCGACGAGATACGCGCCGGCGCCGTACTGCGTGGCCGCTCCCCACGTCGCCGCTTGGGGCTGGCCCTCGGTGACCGTCTGCTGGAGCGCCGACGGGAACGACCAGAGCGTCGTGTCCTTGATCAGATTCTCCTGCAGCTCGAAGCGCATCTCGAGCGCGGGTATCAAGATGGCCGACGCTGCGTCACCGCGTTCGCCGATCATCTGCAGACGGACGCGCGACCCGCCCCAGCGCGTCACATTGAACGCCATGACGCCCGTGAAGGTGTGGACGAACGACCCGATCGTGAGCGCGTTCGGGTCGGGGTCGCCCGGGACGACGAAGCTCGGAGTGCGCCCGCGCTCGATCGCGACGGTGATCACCTTAGCGAGCGCGTCCACGAACGAAGCGCGACGCCGCTGGTTCGCGTTGTTCGCCTCGAGCGGGAAGACCCAGAGGAGGCGGACCTCGCTCGTCGAGACGAGCCAGTCCTCCGCGATGTACTCTACGCTCGTGGTGTCGCCGCCCCCCTTCCGCCACATGTAGAGGGCGGGGAGGTCCTTGCTCGTGAGCCCGTGTCCGCCGGGCTGGTCCTCGTCGTCGCCCGGCTCATACGCGCGAATCGCGTTCACGACGGGGAAGCCCGGCGCCATCCCGAGCGCGGACCAGAGTGCGGTCGCACCGGCGTCCTTCTGGATGTACGCCTTCAGGAACTGAAGGTAGATCCAGAGCCCCGGGTCCCCCTGCGCCTCCCCCTCGGGGGCGGGGTTCGTGGGGATCGAGATGAGCCCCCACACGTCCGCCGGTCCGGAGAAGACCGGCTGGTCGACCGGTGTCGACTCGGGGACCTGCACGCCGGTCCACGCCTGCGAGAGAGACGCGGACGGCGACGCGCTTGCGGGAGCTCCCCCGACGTCCAGACCACCCACGAGGCTGGAGTCGCCGAGGATCATGGGGTGGGCTCAGATCAGTCGACGGGCGGCTTCGGACGGTCGGCGAGCTTCGCGACCGGAGACCGGCCGGCGAGAAGCTTCGCGGCTTCCGACTCGGTCATCGCGAGAATCGCGCCGGGGAGGTACGCGCCGCCCACCGGCTTCGTGCCGCCGATCTGCTCGCAGTGGTCGTCGTGGAGGACGACGGAACCGTGGACGATCTCCACCACGCAGGTCTTCAGCGGGACCGCGCCGTCCTCGATCGCCCGGTGGGCGGCGAGCGCCTCGCGTTCGACCTTCCGGTGCGCCGCTTGCTTCGCCGCGTCGTGCGCGACGTACGCGGCGTCCTGCGCGGACGTATCCTCGACCTCGACGTCGGCGTCGTCGGAAACGACCTCCGTGGGGGAGACAGACTTGTCGTCCGTCGGCGCGGTCCCGGCGTCAGCAGGCATGGAAGTCGCGGACGCGTTCGTGGTCTCGTCGGACATGGTCGAGTCTCCTATTCGTCGTAGACGACGGTGATGTCGAGCGCGCCATTCGCGCCGCCCGCGGTGTTGAAGAGCGTTTGGATGTACCCGATCGGGATCTCCTCGGGTTCCGGGAAGGGCCAGGACACGCCGACGCCCACCGAGCCACCGATGTCCTCGTTGCGGCTGTATTGAACCGGCGGCACGGGCGCGGCGGGCGCGGAGGTCCAGGTCGTATCGACGCGCATCGTTGATGCCGCGCCGAGTGGATTGCGCGGGTTCGGAACGAGCTGCCCCCCAGCGAGCGGCACGACGGTTCCGACCGCAGCGCCGGGAGCGAGTCCGCACTTCGTCGCCGTCGCGCTGCCGTTGATGATCCGCATCTCCTTGATCCGGACCGGCCGCGAGGTCGCGTGGAAGGAGCAGATCGGCGCGCCGGCGGCGATGCCACCGGGACAGGAGAACGTCATTTCGTAGGTGGCCATCGATCTCCTGCTGGCGTCACGCGCCGCCGTTGAAGCTCTCGACCGCCGCGAGCACCGCCTTCTCGACCTCCGCTTCGAGCCGCTGCTCGACTGCGATATAGGCGACGCCCATGAACGGGTGCGGTGCGGTCCCCGGGTGGTGGACCTCTTTCTTCGAGACCCACTGCCCGTTCACCTTGAAGACCAGGAGGTGCGGCTTCGCACCGCGCTTCCGCGACTGGCCTTCTTGGAGCGGGCCGAAGGCGCCCGTCTTCGGCCGGATGATGTGCGGTGCGGTCCCGTTCTCGAGGTAGATCGCGTACGGCTTTGGCGCGACGATCTCCCCTTCAATCGCGGGGATGCCCCCTGCGACCTCGCCGGTGACCCGGCCGAAGATGTCGTCCTTGAGGTGCGAGCCCGAGGGCTTGTCGCTCCGGTTGACATGGGCCTTCGCGACCTGGACGCCGCGATCGACCGAGCGCTGCACGGCGACGCGGACGCCCCGCCGCAGCTTCGGGAGGAAGGACCGGTTCCACTCGCGCTGCAGCTCGTCGAGCCCCTCGATCGCGACGTCGAACTTCATGACGTCGCGCCTCCGTTCACGAACTCATCAGTACCCCAAATATACGGTGCAACCGCCGGTGAGCCCGACTTGGTAGACCTTCGAGATCAGCGTCGCGTGCCAAATGTTGGTCGCGAGCGGGAGCGGCTGGTTGACCTGCCCCGCCTTCCCCGCGCTGCCCGCGAAGTCCACGTAGACGGTGCCCTTCGTGTTGGAGCCGCAGTCGAGGAGGATCGCCTTCGCATACCGCGCGCCCGACGAATACCACCCGCCATCCGTCACGGCGCCGTCGGCGAGCGTCGCGTCGATGTAGCCGAGGGGCTGCGGCTCGACGTCGGTAACGAACTCCGCCTGGATGATCGCGCCGTTGTAGTCGGCGTTCCCTGAAGTGGCGCCCAGCTTCGGCCCGGATGGCGGCGCCGGCTCGCGCTCGTCATGCCCGCACGCCTCGACGGTGACCGTGAGCGCGAGCGCGACGACCGACAGAAGCGTGGCCCCTGCGCGCGTGTGGCTTCGCATGGTCAGAAGTCTCCCGATCGATTCGATCCGTCTTGCGCGTCGCAGATCATCCGCGGGTCGCAGTTGGTGACGATGCCGCCCGCGTTGCCCGGCGGGTTACCGCCGACCAGATCGGACAGCCACTCCTTCGAGTCGACCATGTCCTCGCAGAACTCCATCGCCTCTTTGCGCGGCCCGCTCCCGTAGACCTTCACATACTCCGCGTGGCGCTCGTAGACGAACGCGCGGAACCAGAGCAGCGACGCCGTCTGGATGTTCGCGGGGATCGGGTTCTGGGCGATCGGGAACGGCCCCGGGTAGACGCGCTTCAGGAATCCGTCGACCCGGGTGCACGCGAGATTCGCGAGCCGGTTGAAGACCAGCATCGCCGCGGGGCTGATGGTGATCGACACGCCGGGGATGATCGCCGGCCCGTTGTTGAGATCGTCGAGCGTCGCGACGAGCACCTGCGGCGTGAGGAACGCCGCGGCGTCGTCGTAGTTGAAGTACGGCGGCGGGGATGTCAGGGCCAAGGGGAACCTCCGCGGCCGTCCGCCGTACTTCGCCTACGCGCGTGGCTTCAGATCCGCTCGCAGCAGCCGCCATCGCGGAGCAGCTGCGCGCTCCTGCGGTGCAGCTTGTTCGTCATGTCGAAGCGCAGGATCTCGCCGGGGACGGCGGGCTCGTGCGAGTCGGTCTCGGGAACGGGCTCGACGATCGCCTCGCCCTTCTTGTCGCGACCGACGACGACGTGCTCCGTGCCCTTCGGCCAATACGTCTTGTCCATCGTGCTACCGACGAACGAGCCGTGGACGAGCTCGACCTCGAGCACGCCCTTGTCGGGCAGCGGGCGCGAAGCGCGGCGCTCCGACGGGCGCTCATGCGCCATGAGCTGGCGACCGTCGAGCACGGTCTGGCCGAAGTCCGCGGGCTTCACCTGCGCCCGGGCGTGCGCCGTCGCTTCCGACGCCTGCTGCTTCGCCGAATCGACTTGGGCGTGGAAGGCTGCGCGCTCGTCGTTCAGCTGCTCGCGGAACTCCTCGCGGATCGCCGCGATCTCGACCGCCTTCTCCGCCTTCATCTCGGCGCGGAGCTCGGCCTTGATCGCCTCGAGGTCGAGGTCCGCATGCTTCGCGCCAGCCGCGCGAGGCCCCCTACTCGCACCGCGCGGCGCTCCCTCGTTCGTGCCGTCGGGCGGGGTCTGCGCCGTCTGCATGCTCGTCTGCTCGTTCTCGTTCGCGTTCGCGTTCGCCATGAGGGGACCGTGTCTTTCGGGGTGACCGCGGCGAGGACGTGCGCGCCGCCGGAGTGCGGCGCGGGCGACACATCGCAGCCCGGCGGGAGGCCGGAGAGGGTCGGGGAGTCTCTGCGCGAGTCCGCTAGGCGGCTTCGCCGAGTCGTTGGAGGGCGAGCGCGAAGCGCTCAGCGACCGCCGTGGGATTGAGTCCGTGAACCTTGAGGAACACGTTCACCGGCTTGTCCTTCTTCTTCGCGTTGCAACGCTCGCAGGCCGGGGCGATGTTGCAGGGCCCGTGACGCCCGCCGCGCACGATCGGGACGACGTGGTCCATCTCCGTGTCTTGGTCAGTGACCGCGTTCCCGCAGTACGCGCAGCAGCAACCGAAGGCGTTGCAGATGGCGATCCATTGCGTTGGCGTGAGCCCGTCGTCCACCGAGAGCATCCGCGCGCGGCGCTTCTCGTTGTTCAGGCGGATGATCATTCGGCCGCGGTGAGTGGCGGCCCATGCGGCCCTGCGCGCCCGCCGCTTCGCGAGATTGGCCTTCCCCTTGGGACCGGCGAGCCACTTACGCCGTTCAGCGTTTCGCTTCGCGCGGTACGAGGGATCGGTCGCGATTCGCTCTCGCTCACGAGCTACGTCGGCCGCTCTCTTTTCCTCCCGAGCGCCCGCTGCCTGGACCTTCGCCCGATAGACAGGGTCGCTGGCGTAGCGCTCGCGACGCCTCGCGTTATTCCGTGCCTTGCTCTCCCGCTTCGCGTTCTTCGCGGTCGCGCGCTGAGCATCGCAAGCCTTGCACGGCATTTGAACGCCGTACGTGATGAACCTGCGTGAGCCCTCCGCCGCCGGGTAGAAGTCGTCCGCTTTGGACTTCTCCTCCCGGCAACGGGTGCAGACAAGACGGCTCGTATCTGCTGGCTGTTGGACCACACGGCGAAACACCATGCAGCCCAATCTAACCAACAAATGGTAGCGCGCAACGGACGCCGTCCACGCACTTTGGACGTCGTGCGCTACGCAGCTAACTCATTGATACGCGCCAGCAATCAGTCCGCCCACAAGGCCCGAGGTCATGACCTCGGCATCGTTGTGAACCGCGACCAATTGGGAGCCACCCATGCTCCCGCGGAACTGGTTGAAGAACTCGCGGATCACGAAGCCGCCGGACGCCTGGCCGTCGGCGAGGCCGTTCGCGGCGTTCCACCGGAAGGTGTAGCTCGTCGCGATGTCGTCCTGCGAGGTCGGCGGCATCTGGTCCGGCTGGCGGATCAGGATGCAGCTCGTGCCCCACATGAACGTGAGCCCGCCGCCGTTCGGCGAGTAGTACTTCATGCGGCCGACGTAGATGGGCGGCAGCTCGAGGAGCCCGGCCATCGCCTCGGGGCCCGGGATCGGCGCTGCGCCAATCTTGTACGTGATGTACTTTTGGACCGCGGGGTTCCGCTGGAAGGCGTGCCAGAGCGGCTCCGCCATGATGATGCCGGAGATCTCACCGAGCGACTGCTCGATGCGGCCGTGCAGGTCCTTGATCGGGTCCGAGCTCCCGCCGCCGTCCCACTGGAAACCGGCGCCGAGGGTGACGACGTTGTTCGAGTTCCAGTTGCCGGCCGTCGTGAGGAGGTTCGCGACGCGGAGCTCCCGGCGCATCAGGAGCGCGATGAGGACGCGCTTCAGGGTCGCCTGCCGGATCTTGAGCGGCGCGTCCGCGTTCGCCTCGACCTGCGTCGGGACGAAGCCGCCGAGCGCGAACTCCACCGTGGAGAACGGCGTGTTGGACAGCCGCGGGTTGACCTCGGGCACCTGCGCGCCGCCGGCGCCCATGATGGGCTCGACGAGCTGGAAGGCGTCCTTGTCGGAGAAGATCCAGTACTTGTCCGACTGCTTGTTGACGATCACCGGGGGCGAGCCCATGTCGGCGATCGGCTTGAAGTTCCGGTAGCCGCCCGCGAAGTTGGGCAGGCCCGACTGGATGTGGACGTCGCTCGGGCCGAGGTCCGCGAACTGCGCGGAGCGCGCGCGCTCCGCGAAGTTGATGCTCGAGGGGGGCTGGTAGCCCGCCATGCTGAAGGCCTGACCTCCGCCTTTGCCGACGGCGCCGAGGGTGTTCAGCGCGTCGAAGCCGCCGCGATAGGCGTTGCCCATCAGCTGGAGCGACTCGCCGTGCATCCAGTCGGCGCACATCTTGTGGATGGTTTCGTCGCGCGTGTCGTCCTTGACCGACCACTTTGCGAGCTGGTTGCCGGCGGCGTCGTAGACGTAGCCGTTGTTGAAGTCCATGTGCGTCGCGGTCGGGAACGCGGCGCTCGTAAACTGGATGACTTGAGCTCGCATGTGATCTCCGTGGTGAGGGATGAGGGCGTGGCTGTCCGACCGCGGAGGGGTTCGCTCCGACTCGCGGAAAACGGCGCGCCCTGCCGACAACGGCGAGCGCAGTGAGGGGTGAGGTTCCTCGGCGCGCGGGCCTTTCGTCCCGCCGCGCGCACCGAGGACGAGAAGTGCTTTAGACCGCGACCTGGCCCGCGCTGAGCATCACGAGGATCTGGTCGCCCGCGGCGCCGGCCTGCGTGAGCGCAATACCGAGGACGACGGCGGCCGAGGCGTACGTCTTCACGTTGCCCGGCGTCGTGTTGTCGGCCATCACCTGCGCGTTGACGTTGATCGCCGCGGTGGCGATGCAGACCGCGAGCGGTCCAAAGAACCGAACGCGCCCCGCGGTGCCAGGCGTTCCCGCGGCGGCGCCGGCCTTGATGATCTCGAGCGTGACTCCGACGCAGCGGACGCCGCCGCCGGACGGGAGGATGACGCCGAGGCCGTCGATCGTTTGCGAGGCGGAGTTGTAGTAGGTCGTGTCGATCTGGACGAGGAAGTTGGCGGGGATGTCCGTGCCGCTGTAGTTCGCGACCGGCATGTCGAGGTCGTAACCGTTCTCCGCGATCTGCAGATTCAGAGCCATGGGGGGATCTCCGGTGTGAGGGACAGAGCGCGGCCTCCCCGTTCGAACGCGCCTATCGCGTTCTCAGGCTCGGTCCCCGCGCGGGGGTTCTTGCAGTGAAGGGAGCGGGGCGCGCGAGGCGCCCCGTCGGTTCAGACGGCGACGTCGAGGGCGAGGTATTCCTTCGCCGCCTTGATGAGCTGCTGCTCGCTCATCCGGAGCACCATGGCCTGCGCCTCGCCGAGCGAGACCCGGCCCGTGCGCGCGATCGCATGGGAGAGCGCGACCTGATCGATCTTCACCTTCTCGGGGTCACCGACGCGGGCGACCGTGGGCTCGCGGGTGTTGCCGCCGGCGACGATCGTGCGGCCGAGGTGTTGCTTGTCCTTCGGGACCTTCGGGTAGTACGCCGCGAACGCCGCCGGGCAGTTCGTGCGGTACTCCGTCAGCTGGGCGCGCATCTCTTCCTTCGCGCCCTTCGTGTCGGAGTAGAAGGCGATCGCGTCGGTCACGTCCTGATCGATCGTGGCCTTCGCGTGCTCGTCGAGAAGGACCTGCTGGTCGGCCAGCTTCTTTCGAAGCGCCGTGAGCTCCGCATCCTGGAGCGAGAACTTCGTCGTCAGGTCGGTCGCCGCCTTCTCGGCCGCGGCGCGCGCGGTCTTCTCCGCCGCGAGGTTCTGCTCGCTGAGCGTGAGCTTCTGGGTGACCTCGGAGAGGTCGGTGCTCGCCTTGACGAGCTTGGTCTGAGTCTCGCTGAGGAGCGTCGTCACCTTGTTCTCATCGCTCATGGACATGTCTCCCGTGGATCCGTCGAGGTCGCCCTCGTCGGAGGTGTTGAGGCCGTCGGGAGACCCGCCGGCGTGGTACTCGAGTTCGTGTTCGCGGATCGCCGCGTCGATGAGCTCTTGGACGATGTCGAACACGCCCTCGTCCCACTTCGCCCCGGGGGGCGCGTTGACGAGGTCGCGGAGTCCAAAGCAGTACTTGGCGAGGCTCGTGCCCTGGTGCATCCCGTTCGGGTCACCGCCGCACGCCGCGAACTTGTCGCGCAAATTGTCGAGGTGCTCGGAGCACTCCGCCGCCGGCGCGAGCTCGTGCAGACCGAAGATCTGTTTGATCTTCGGCATGTACTCGTGGCTTGCGTGCGCGAAGCCCGCGCGCGTAGACATGAGCGACAGCTGCCGCGGCGCGGGCGTCGTCGCCGTCTCCTTCTGGTTCTCGCTCGCGACGAGGCGCGCGAGGTCCAGGAACGGCTGGTTCGTGAGTCCCGCGGACGAGAGGCGCGCACCGATCGGCTCGCCCGTCACCTTGTCCTTCGCCCCAAACCGGATCGCGGGCGAGATGCCCTGGTACTCGCCCGACCGGATGTAGCCGCGCGCCTTCTCGCCCCACGCGACGTGGCCCCAGAGGTGGCCGCGGTCGTCGAGCCGGAGGTCGTGGATCCAGCCGCACGCGGGCGTCCCGTCGACCGGGATGTTCCCCGAGGCCGGGTCCTGCTCGGACGCGTGGTTGAAGTCGATCGGGATGTTGCGGTTCGGGTTCTTCGCTTTGTCGGCGTAGAAGTTCCGCACCATCTCGGCGAAGACGCCGGGGGTGAGATTGATGTCGCCGGCGGGGTGCCCCTTGTAGTGGCCGGGCGCGCCGAGCTCGATCCAAACCTTGCGGTCCGTCTCGGACATCTTCGCGGCGGCGATCGTCTCCTCGCTGAGAGAGATGATGTCGCCGATCGCGCGGGGTCCAAGCTGGCTCATGAGAGATCGCACGTGGATATGCCCGCCCTTTCCGAGCTCGCCGTGGATACGGACGCGCCCGCCGCCGGTCTTCTTCGGCGCGTACTTGGATTGGACGCCGAGCTCCCGCGCGCGCCGCGCGATGTTGCGCTTCGCCTCGCGGTACTTCGCGCCGCTGATCGCCCCCTTGCTCTTCTCGCCCTCGAGCCGCGCCGCCGCGTTGTGCACGTGGGTCGCGTCTTCGATCGGGTACTTCTTCTCCTTCGGGAGGGCGAAGTGCTCCTTCGGGATGCGCTTGCGAGCTTTGGCGGTGAGGACGCTCATCTGCTTGGGCTCGGTGGCGGGTCCACGGCGGTAGCGCGCGCTGCCGGAGGTGACGTGGACGTCGCCCGGGCCGATGTCGGCGAAGCCGTGCGCGAGGTCGAACGCCCCCAAGTCGAGGAGGTGCTTGACCGTCGCGCCGTACAGCCGCGCCTGCGCGAGGAGGTCGCCCGGCCGCATCCATGCGGTGCGCGTGTTCGGCTCAAGCGCCTGCGCGTCGCCGGTCCAGCCGCAAACCCGGAAGACGGAGACCTTGCGGCCGTCGGTCGGCGACTTGATGTCGCAAACGTGGATGCACCCGGCGTTGACGCTGTTCGGGTCGGTCTTGAGCGCCAGCGCGGCAGCGATACCGGTCTCCTCGCGGAGTTCTCGGATCGCCGCCTTCAGCGCGTCCTCTCCCGGATCGACGAGCCCGCCTGGGATCGCCATCTCGTGGGGCGGCTCCGGGCGGGAGACCGTGAGCACCTCCCCCTGGACGTTGACGACGATCGCGAGCGCGGCGTCGCCCTCGCGCCAGCGCCGTTCCTCTGCGTCGGAGAATGGCGCTCCCGCCGCGGCGTAATGTCGGTCGTACGCGCGCTCGACGGCCGATTGCACCTGACCGATCCAAAGCGGACAGCTCGGATGATGCACGCCCGAGAAGACGCCGACGCCGCGCATCCCGAACGGCTTCTGACCATCGTGCCACGCGAAGTTCTTGCAGCGCCCGCAGGAGACCTGCTCGCGCGAATACTCGCCGAAGCCGCGCGTCGCCACGTTCGTGGGGTGCTCGTCGGTCGCTCCGCCCTCGTCGAACGGCTTCGACGGATCGGACCGGGACGTGTGGTGCTTCGACGAGCCCTTCTTCTGGGCGCTATGCAGATGCGTCCAGGGACCCTCGGGGACCGGGACCTTGCAGATGAACGCGAGTACCGGCCTGCCGAGCAGCTCGCAGGCGAGCGTGCGGTGGTGACCGTCGATGATCTCCAGCTTCGGGTTGCCCGGCCGCTGGACGAGGACGACGGGCTTGTTCTTCTCGTCCGCGAGCTTCTTCGCGAAGTGAGCGACTTTGCCGTCGGTGCTGGCCGTCCACGAGTCGCGTGTGGAGAAGTCGATCTGGCTGAGATCGACTTCGACCGGACCGCGCCAGTGCCCCGCGAGCACCCACGCCAGGTCGCGCGCCGGATAGTCGTCGAGTAGCTGCTCGTAGACTACGCGCGCCGGATGCGCGTCGGGGCGCGCGTCCGCCATGAGGACGGCGCGGTGCTCATTCGCGAGCGCCCGCTCTTCGGCGCAGGCGACGAAGGTGTCGTCCGGCCACACGAGGGACGCGGCGACGATTTGCGGTCGCGTCATTAGGATGGCCCTCGCCGCTGGAATCGAACCAGCGCTACGCTCCCCAGTCGTCCGCGCGCTTTCCTACCAATGAGCCCCGCGGGCGGCTGACGAGCCGCACCGAGCGCGAGGCTGGGGGGCTCACTGGATCGTCGAGTAGCAAGTGAGGATGCCCTGCGGCACGCCCACGCCCGTCGAGGTCTTCGTGATCGAGACGGTGATCTGGTCGCCCGGTGCGACGAACGCGCCCGTGACCGGCGGGATGACAACGTTCTGCCAGGCAAACCAGCTGCCCGTCGAAGGGGCGTCCGCCGCAGCGTCGAGCATGTTCGTCGTCGTGGACGCCGAGGCGATGAGCGTCGGGCCGACACCGCCGTCCGGGTTATTGCCCGGACGCTTGTAGACGTTCAGCGTCGCGTAGGTGGTCTGCGACGCCGTGAGCGCCGCGCTCGTCACGAACTGGCACTGCGAGACGGGGATCGAGAGCGGTCCCGGTCCAATCCCGTCGACGGGGATCTCCGTAAGCGAACCGCCCGAGTCGGTCCCGTCCGCCCAGTTCTTGTTCCACTCGAAGAGCCCCTGCTCGACGACTTGGCTGCCGACCGAGTTGACGTAGTTCACGTCGAGCCCGAGCTTGTGACCCGAGGCGCTGGGCGGAGGCGTCGTCTGCGCCGGCGGATTGGCCGTCTGGCACGCGACGGAGCCGACGAGCACGGAGAGGCACACCGCCATCACGGAGCTGACCAGGATTCGGAACGGGTTCATCGGAGTCCTCTTCGGTGGTGGGGCCGTTACTCGGCAGCCTGTTCGGTCTCACCCCGCACGGGGCGATCGGGTCGGTTGGGTCGGTCGCCAGACGTGGAGCCGGTCGGCTCGTCGTCCGGCTCGTCGTTTTCGTCGTCGGGGTTGTCCCCGCCCTCCGGCGGCTCGGTGCCGTCCGGAGAGGCAGGCGGCGTGGCAGGCGCGGCCGCCGTGAGCTTGATCGGCTCGTCGTCCTCGTCGTCCTTGTCGACCAGCTTCGCGCCTGCGCGCTCGGCCACGTCCTTTTTGGACCAGGGGACGCCGACGCCGGCGAGCTTGATCGCGAGGTCCGCGAGCTCTTTCGCGGAGAGGTCCTCGTTCACGTTCAGACCGAGGCGAGGACAGAGCCGCTCCTCGCATCCCGGCCAGTTGAGCCGCACGATCCACTTGACGAGGTCGCGCTCGAGCGAGTCGCAAACCGCCTTCGCGTCGTACGTCGAGAGCTTGAGCGTGCCGCGCTCGGCCACCTCGCTCGCGCTCCGCGCTCCCGTCTTCCCCGGCTGCGTCGTGTAGTCCTGCCCGAGCAGGCCCTTCGACATCTGCCCGTCGAGGAACGAGATAAACTTCTCCGCGTCCATCGTGGACGCGCCCTTCAGGATCTCGATCTTGCAGGCGTCCGGAAGGACGGCGGAGTTCAGCGACCCGAGACCGAGCGCCTTCGTGGCCTCGTTGAGCCGCTGGATGTCGACCGTCGAGGCGGGGACCGGCGTGTCCTTCTCCTCGTCGCGGGAGAAGTAGCCGACGATGAGCGGGCGGACCGTGCGCTCGAAGTCCTGCGCGACCGCGCGGACGACCATGCGCTTGAGCATCATGTAGGACGCGATGAAGCGTCCCTCGCCGTCGCGCGTCGGGTACTCGCCCGAGAGCGTCGGCGCGTGAATGATGAACTTCCCGGGGAAGTCCGCCATCCGCAGGCCGTACACGCCCGTTGTCGGTCCCATGTACGACATGCCAGGGCCGACGAGCCCCTGGTCCCAAACGTGGAGGTCCCACGTCGTGGGGTTCGAATAGTTGAGCCGACGCGAGTGGATCGAGTGGAGCCCGCGCGGGCGCCACAAGTCCGTCTTCGTCCACTCGATCTCCGATGCGGAGAGGCCGGTGATAATCCCCCAGGCCAGCTGGAAGAGCGCCTGCGACCACCGCGGGATCGCGGAGATCATCGCCTCGACCTGCTTGGCGATCTCCTTCGCCTTCTCGAGGTCGGGGTCCCCGTCGGGGAGCGACGCCGGCAGGACCTGCAGCTTGCCGCAGGCGACGTTCAGGACGCGCTGTCGAGCGACCCCGTGCGCGTGCGGGTCGTGCTCGAAGAGCTCCGACAGAACGTCGACGAACTGGTACCGCAGCCCGTAGGTGCAGTTCCGAAACGTCGAGGCGAGGTAATTGAGGGAGAGGTTCCCTCCAATGACGATCGGCGTCCGATCGATGATCGGCGCCGGCGCGAGCAGGCGCTGCGCCGCCGACGACCCGTCCCCCCACTGCTCGTCGCGGGAGTAGCCTCCCGGGATGAGCGGCGCCGAGCCCTGGTTGGGCCAGCGGCGTCCGCTTCCGTCCGAGGCGCCACCGACGGCGACGGGGAGCTGCTCGCCGAGCGGGCCGTACGTGCCGCCGCGGAGATCGTTCGGGCTCTCCCGCGCCGTTTGGGCCGGGGCGGGGTTGGCGACGAGCGCGCCGGGCGCGGGCTCTGTCGCGAACAGCGTACCGAACCCGCCGAAGCCGGTCATGCCTTCGGTGTCGGAGTTCGGCATTGGGGAGCGGTCTTCGTCGTGCGGGCTTGCCTCGCGCGGGCTCTACACCCGGCCCAAAGCGCCTGCGTGTTTCTGCGTGTCTCTGCGTCTTTTGCGGAATGCCGAATGCGTTCGACAGATCGCCGGCGCACGACGGATTCGCGTTTACTAACGCTCGGCTAGCGGCGATTCGTAGAGCTGAATCGGGTCCTCCAATTCAGTTTCGTCGTCATCGCCCGCGAAGCCGCGCTTGCGCCCCTGCCAGATCGACAGCGCGAGCGAGTCGGCGAGGTCCGGGCTGCGCCCGATGCGGCTCTTCACGTCGTCTTTCGACTCGACTTGGTAGCGGCCACGCGCGTCGAACGTGTACGTCGGGTCGAGAAGTTCCTGCTCAAGGGCCGGCTGCGCGTCGAGGACCCCCTCCTCGTCCAGCCATTCCTGGACCCCGATCGCCAGCTGCGACCGTAGATTGTGGAAGCGCGAGTCGTCGTCCGCACGCTCGGAGACGTTGACCTCAATGACCGTGATGGTGAACCCCTTGGGGACGAGTCCCCGCCGGCGGCGATCGTTGGCCACCTTTCGGAACTCGCGCGCCGTCCGTCGAAGTTGGTCGGCGACCCCGCCACCGACGCCGATGACGTCGATCTTGACGTGGACCTCCTCGCCGTCGAACGCGTGCTCGCGCGCGACCGCGACGACGCGCGACGCGACCGAGACCGTGTCGCGCCGGTCGAACCCGTCGGCGTCCTTCCTGCCCTCGGCGCTCGGGTCCTTGCCGATCATGACGTGCGGGTAGACGCGGGGGCCGCGGCGGGGGGTGATGACCGACTTGTCGTCGCCGAAGCGCGCGACGTCGACGCCGAGGTCGAGGTCGTATTCGCTGCGCCAACGCTCCTCGTCCTCCGGGGTCGCCGCGGCCGCTCGCGCCGTCGCCTTCTCGAGCGTGACGAGCGAGACGACGTTGTTCGCGCCGCTCGCGGGGAAGTTCCCCAGTACGCGGACCTGATAGCTGAGGCTGTCACGGCCCCACTGCTCGAGTCGGCGCCGCGTGAATTCCTTGTCCGCAAGGCCCTTGATCCCGGTCTCGGATGCCTCCTCCCCCGAGAGGGTGAAGAGCTTGAAGAACTGCCGCTCCGCGTGGAACGCCCGGTAGAACCGCCCGCTCGTCCGGGTCGGGTTGCTCGACATTACGAGGCGCGCCTTGCCGGCGCGGTTCCCCTCGATGGCCTCGAACATCGGGTCGCCAATGCCGCTGGCCTCGTCGGCAAGCCAGAGCATCTCGGGCGACGAGATGCCGGCCATCGCCTCCGGTTTCGCCTTGGCGAGCCCCTTCGCTTCGCGTCCATCCGCGAAGCGAAGCCCGGTGCGGTGGTCGATCGCGAGCTCGCCGCCGAGGAGCGCGCGGACGCGCGGCGTATAGAGCCGCGTCATCTCCTTCCAGAGCGTGTCGCGGATCGAGTCGTCCGTCGCCGACGTCATGATGACGCGGGCGCGTTTACGCGTGGCGACGAACCAGAGCGCCGCGCAGATGAGCAGCGTCGTCTTGCCGGTCTTCTGCCCGCTCTTGATCGCGACGTCGAGGTTGTCGCGGATCGCTTCGAGGATCTCGGCCTGGCGGTGCCAGAGCGTGACCCCGAGGATATCGCGCGCGAACCCGACCGGGTCGTCGTAGTACTTCGCGAAGAGCTCGGGCCCCTTCACTTGTCGCGCGGCGCGACGCTTCGCGGCCACCCGCGCGAAGGTCGGCTTTGGGCTGAACGTCGTCCTCGTTCGCATGATGGCCGCGCCCGCGGCGCGAGGTCACTCGGCGGCGTTCGCGGAATCGCCCTCTTCCGTCGCGATGATCGCCGACTCCACGAGGTCGTAGAGCTCCGGCGGCAGCTTCTTCTCGAGCTTCTCGAGGAGCTGCTCCATCTCCTTCTCGAGCTTCACGTTCACCACTTGCTGCGGCGCAAACTCGTCGGGGTAGAGGCGCTCCAGCACCGTGAGCTCCGCCTTCCAATCACGGTCCCCACTGTTGAGGACCCCTTTGCGGATGCGCTCGATGGCCTGCTTCTTGTAACGCGCGCGCGCATACGTGAGGGCTTCTCCAAAATCGGAGTAGCGGGCGTCGCCCTCGCGCCCCTTCTGGAGCCACTCGGACAACGTCGCCTGCGAGATCCCGTTCGCCTCCGCGGCGATGGCAAACGTCGCCCCTTCTTCCACGTCCTTCAGCAGAGACTCGCGCAGCTCCGCGGTGAACATCGACGGCCGCCCGCGCCTGCTCTTTGCGGCTGGTTTGGCTTCGCCGCAGGTAGTCGGCGCCTTCTTCTTGGACACCTTTGCGGGCGCCACGGTGGTTGTCGCAGTCGTTTCGGTCGCCAGCGGCGGTTTCGACGACTTCGAGCGGTTGTCGCTCTTCGCCGCTCCTGAGGTCCTCAGGTACTTCGTGACGGCGGCTTTCGAGACCTGGACGCCGCGTTCCTTCGCGCACCATTCCGCGATGATGCGGTGCGATTCGCCTGCGTCCGCTTTGGCCCGAATCTCCTTCCCGAGGCTCTCGGTGATCTTCATGGCGTCCTCAGAGACTACTTCGCCGACTACCGTTCGTCACGTGTCCGATGACTTTGGACACCGCGACCCGGAAGAAATCGACACGTCCAATCCGATCACCCCTTGCATGATTCAATCATGGTGATAGATTGATTGGGTGAGCGACGAGGAAGTCGCCGCGGCGAAGGGAGAAGGGGTCATGGCAATGGTTGGAATGGTTACTGCGGAGCTTGTTGTGACGAAGGTGGGGGCGATCGAGTCGCGGGCGAAGGCTCTCCTCGAGAGCGCTGTCGGACGCCCCTGCGTCCGAGTGGAGATTGGGCTCACCTCCGTCACCACCGAGTGGCTGACGGCGGAGGACGCGGCACGCGCGGCCGTCTTCTTCGGGTCGGAGATGCGCCGGGCGACCCGGCTCTCCTACGACGCGGTGAACGGGTGGACATGCGAAGCGACGGAGGGGTTCTGAGCCATGAACGCGCGAACCGCTGCCCGTCTCGCTGCCGCTCCCGCCCGCATCATCGGCGGCGTCCGTCACGTCGAATGCTCCGACTGCGGAGAGTGGCAGTCCCGGAGCGACATCGTGGAGCGGGCGGACGAGGGGCGGCCCGCGTTCTTCTGCCGGCGGTGCTCCGACATTCGGGACACGCAGCCGGGTGCGGGAGCGCTTCTCCCGTCCCTTGGGGCTCCATCGCGCTCGGCCGACTTTGATGGCGCCCGGCGGGTCCTCGGCGGCGATGTCTACGACGCGCTCGTGACGGAGGCTCTCGCGACTCTGCAGCCGGGGGAGACCGTCGGACGGGTCCTCGCGGGGCGCCTCGTCGCCCGCGTCGCGGCGCTCGGCTCGGGAGAGCAATCGGCCCGCGCCGTCGTCGCTCTCTCCCTACTGGGGTACGAGAAGCTCGCGCGTGAGCTCGCCGCGCGAGTCGGCGCCATCCACGTGGGGGAGGAGGACGGCGAACTCGTGGTCAAGGCTCCCTTCTCGGAGGCCTTCAACTGGGAGGTCAAGACGGTCCGTGGCTCCTGGTGGGATGAGGCGCGGCGGGTGCGCCGGGTTCCGCGATCGGCCAAGGCGGCTCTCTGGAGCGCCCTCTGCTCGGCGTTCCCGGGGTCGTTGGTCGTCGGGGTCCGGGGGCTCGCTGTCGCGCGGGTGGAGGCGTCGTGAGCCCCGCAATCATCGTCTGCCTCTGCGGACGCTCCTACGACGCGCCGGGCTGGGCCGGGCTCCCATGCATCGGACGATGGAGGCGGAGGACGGAGGCCTGCTCGAGCTTCGGAACTGCGGCTGCGGGTCCACCCGGGCGGTCCAGCTGCCCAAGCTCGACACCATCCTCATCCGGGCGAGCGCGATCGCCGGCTCCCCGGTGCGTCCGGCTTCCGACCGTCCGGCGAACCCGGAGGGTGGTCTCTGCTTGGTGGGGACGCGGGGAGGCCTCGCGCGCCTCTGCGCGCACTTCGGCTTCCGCTACTGCCCTCCGCGGGGACGGGAGGGGGTCTTTCTCACGGCGGCGAAGGTCCACACCCTGGCGGTGGCGCCGTGACGGCCGCAGCGTGGCCGGGGAGCAATCGGGCTGCGGGCTGGCTCCGACGCCGGGAGGCGGTCGCGCTCTTCCGGGACATGGCCGAGCTCTGCACGGACGTCGCCAACGCGCTCGACCGTCACTCGGATACAGGGGCGCTCGAGTGCTTCGCGCGGCTCACCGTCAAGATGGGGCTCGCGGCGAAGCTGCCGTGCTTCCCGCCCATGGGCGTCCGGCGGGAGATGGGGGCCTACCTCACGCGCCAGGGCTCGCGTGAGGGTCCAAAGAAATCGACCGGACGATGGTCGATTCTGGGTGGACACATTCAACCGTGGTGATAGATTGACTGGTGTCAGCGACGCGCTGGCGCGGAGGGTGTGAGGATGGTCCAGTCGAAGACGGTTTCGTTCGCTCGTGGTGACGTGGTCGTCCTTGTGGACGAGGCTGTCATGTTCTTCGACGCGGACCGCGCGAACCTCCTCCACGAGGTCGTCGACGTCTCGCGCTCCGGCTACACGATCGCCCCCATCTCTGGCGAGTCCGTGGACTGGACGCGCACGGTCCTCGCGATGCCGGAAGACCTCCGCGCCTACCGCGCCTGAACACCCACCCGAGGACGACGGAGACCCCCCATGAGCCACATCGACGTCAAGGAAGCCTGCAAACGCATCGCCGCCTCCCTCAAGGCCCGCTCCGGCCGGCGCTGGAGCGTGACCCACGGTCGCGGCTCCGACTTCGGCTGGATCACCATCCAGAGTCCGCCGTCGCGTCGCCGTGGGGATGTCTCGCTCATTTCGGAGGACCGCATCGCGCTCGCGCGGCTTCTCGGCGTGACGTGGAATGATGTTCACTTCCAGGGCTATCAGGTGTCTCCCGAGTCCCGAGCCTGGGTCGTCGCGCGCGCGAAGGGTCCGACGGATGCCACGGGGCGGTTGAACGCGGCCTACTTCACCGCCGAGCCGGAAGGGGTACTGTCGTGAGTGCCACCCGCTACATCGCGAAGTGCAAGGCGTGCGGCTGCGTCTCGAGCGGGCTCCTCGTCGGAAACGTCAAGGCGCCGCAGAGCCCCTACGACCTCACGCCGCCCGGCGTCGTCCACTACCACCCTCGGACGGGGAGCC